GAATTTCCATACTGCGTCCTCCTATGCAGCGGTATCTAATCCGGTGTCTCCGGTGTCACTTCCCTCATCTGGAAAATAACGATACCCTATCTCTACCAAATCATTCCCACCCGGAATGACCGTAAAGTAAATAGTATTATCTGTGGAAGAGTAATACCAATCGTAATTTAAAGCACCATTTATGAAAACTCTGATTGATTCTTCAATCGGCTCATGAGTTAGTTGAAGGTATTCATAAGGTTCTAAACGTGATGCTGCATCCACTACGCCCGCAGACCAATCTTCCGAGCAAACATCAACAATTTGACCAGCAAAACGATTGGTGGCCTCTATATATCTTTCACCATTATTATAAGCATTAGTGTTGCATAGTGATTCAGATGGATCTAAGTTAACGATACTTGATAAGAAGACAGATCCGCCGCGGAGTCCTTGATACCATGAAATAAATCCGTCTACTGTTGGAAAATGAGCGTCACTTTGTTCTTCCTCATCCGATACGAAAACTACTAAGAGAGCGGCGTCATAACGAAGCCATGTTTGTGCGTATTCGTTATTTACAAGATATTCATAAGAAGCGTCGAACCCTTCTTCTCGATGACCTCTTCCCATGCTATTATACATATTCTCAGCGTCTGCTATGTCGTCGCCTGGAACTAATGGAAATTGAGCCTCAATGCTAGCATATGAAGGGTCATTAGTTAACATAGCTAGCCGCCACCCGCTATCAGGAAGAGCCAAGAGCATTGCTTCAATTCCGGCCAATAGTTCTTCATCGTATCGATTCATCGAACCAGAAGTGTCAATAACCCAAAGAATATCTACACCATCGACCGATTGTGGCTGGAGGAAAGAGTCAATCCAAATTAAACCTGGATCTACTGGAACCTCTACTTCAATATAAACAGGAACTTCAATTTCTTCATATACGGTTTCGTAAACTATTTCTGTCTCAACTTCTGTTCCACTACCAACAATGTGATAATCCATATTGGTTGTGCAGCCTGTTAAAACGGCTGCTACTAACACGAGCAGTTGTTTTAAATAATTTTTTGCCATCCCTATTAGTACGTAGGGGACGACTTAGTAAAAACGTCTACTTTACTAAATTTTCTTATTTAAGAGAAATAATATGGTGCAAAGTTGCGGGAGAAATTTTAGCTCTTTCAAAAATTCTAGCCTTTTTCCAGTCGATCACCCTGCTCACTCTTAATGCGTGTGCTATCCACTCGCTACAATACCATTTGCCTCTTTGTTTAATTTTAAAAGGAATCAAGTGAGATAAAACCATTCCCCACCAATCATATCGACAACCTTGTGTGCGTTCAAAAAATTCTTTTATTGTTCCAACTTGTTCTTCAGTTACTTTAAGTGTAACAAAATCCCAGTTTTGTGGCTCCCATTTTTCTTTCTTTATGGCAGTTAATTTTGAAGAAGAAAAAGGCCCTATACGGATCCAAGTAACTCCATCAGGCAAAATTAGCTCAGCATGAGAGTAAGGACTTTTTGTCCACCATCTAACGATTTTGTTGAATAAATCGCCGCTGCCTTTGTAAAATGCTACTTTTATCTCCATTTTTGTATAATTCTCAAATAAAGGTCTCCATTAATACGTATTGAGATCGTTCTTTAATCATACCAAAAATTTTAAGTTTTTTATAAAAAAAAATGGGGGGCAAAAAGCCCCCCGAGAAAGTCACGAAATTTCTATCTTTCGTACCGATCTTTCTTCTTCTGTTGGTACGACTTTTGGGATGGTCAGTGTCAAAATTCCGTTGTCGTAATTACCTTTAATTTGTGACTCATCCAAATTGTCTCCAAGACGGAAGGAGCGCTGAAATGCTGAACGTTTAATTTCGCGCTTAACATACTGTCCGTCCTTTATGTCTTCGTGTTGATTGCTGGTGCCTTGAATAGTTAACACGCCTTCTGCAACTTCAACCGATACATCCTCACGTCGCATACCGGGAATAGCTGCCTCAATCAACACGCTCTCGTCATTGTTAATGACATTCACTTTCGGGTAAGATCCTTTAAAAAAGAAGTCTTCTCCCAAATCTCTCGATACAGTCGGAAACATGTTTCCAAGCATATCATCAAAAAGTCGATCGAACGGAGTCAAAAACTCGTTCTTCGAAAATGCCCTTGGGGCTAGGTTATTTCGCCTTACTATTGTAGTCATAATATTTCTCCTTATCTGTTTAGTATAAGCTTGTCAGTAGTCGCATTGATCTACCAACGTCTATAATATAATCACTCATTTTTAGTAGTCAAGCTTTTTTTTACACTAATAACGGAAGAAACCAGCTCCACAAGAACATCAGGCATCTCTTCTTGCGCGCCGGTTTCAAACCACATAATTGTAAGTCTATCGTGGACAACTCTTTCATTCATATGGAATGTAGAGCTGACTGCGATAACGATACCAGTCATTTGATCGTCGTTGCCGATTGTTATAAAATCTTTTTCTCTTATAATATCGCCAACACGAAACTGATAGCCGTCGTCATTCACATACTAATTATTCGGCTGTCGTATTAGTTTCCTCAATTTCTACTACTTCAATCTCAAAATTAATATCCTTACCAGCTAACGGGTGATTATGATCTAGCGTCACCTCTTCCTCGGTAAATGATAGAATCTCGGCAAGAATAGGTTGGCCCATGGGACCAGATCCTTGAACTCGACCACCAACTTCAAAGTTAAAATCTGGCGGAAAAGCACCCTTGGGTACCGTCCTAATTGCCTCCTCGATCGGGTGGCCATAAGCTTCATCGGCCGTGAGATTAATTGTTTTTACATCTCCTTCCTTCATTCCAATTAAAGCAGATTCAAATCCTTTAAGAAGGCGGCCTGCGCCCACTAAAAGTTCCATCATTTCTCCGCGGTCTCTGGAACAATCAAACACCTCTCCATTGGGAAAAGTACCCTTATAATGTAATTTAACGGAATTTCCGTTTGCTACTGTCTTCATTTTTATTTTTCATCCTTTATTAATTTACGACTCTTGACTGCTTTTTCTACTTCTTCTGTTGGAAGATCCATATCTTCCTTTAAAACCCAAAGAGCTTTTTCAATCTCATCTGTCACTTCACCGTCTAAGTCGTCATCTATGAAGTGAGTTTTTTCTACTCGTTTATATTGTATCTTGTTTCGTATATTTTGTATAAATTTATTCATCTTTAGCCTTAACATAATTTCCAAAACAATAACCAGATGCTAAAACGCAAATACCTGCGAGAATCCAGTTGTGATCGGAAAGTAGTCCAATAGCAAATACACCATTAACCACAGAACAGCCTAGGCTGGTGTACTTTGAACTTAAAAATTGTTTCATTTATTTCTCCTTAATTAAATGGTGGAAGCGGCGGGAGTCGAACCCGCGTCCACGATACTTCAAAAGGCAAGTCATTCACAAGCTTAGTTGGTTTTTATCAACTACCAACAAAATTAGACGGCTATTATCTAATGCTTACCGTCCTGTTGCATTAGATGGTTTGATTTTTATAACTTGTCTGTTATTTTGATTAGATTGGATAGAAGGCTCTAATCAGCCTCCTCGATTAAGCCGCTAAGCGAGCTGCTTCGAAGTGTGTGTTGTTATTTGCAACTATTATTTTGAACTGTTAAGGTCGTATCTTACCTACTTGCACTCGACTTCATCCTTACCCTGTCGAAGCCATTTCGCTCCCATAAAAGCCAACCGTCTGTGGTTCTTTTGCTCCCCACTCGCTAGTCTCCCAATTATTTTATATCCTTATGAGACATCTGGATATTAACTTACTTTAGTTTAAACGGTTGGTTTAAATTTTTCAAACATCGTTGAAGTATGATTCTACATCATATCTTCTGAGCAATTTCTTAAACTCTACATAGGTAAGATCTAAGAATCTTGCTGCATCTTTTTTAGATTTAGTTGTTGAGATAGCAAATTTTAAAATTGCTTCCTGAACAATCTTATTAGAATTTCTCCAAATATCAAAACCATATAACCTGTTATTAATAAGATTACAAGAAAGTTCTAACTTGATAGCTATAAGGTCTTCTAAAGTGAGATTAGAAATTAACACTAATAAACTATCATTTAACTTGTTTTGATCTCTTAATTTAGTTATAATGCTTTTATTGATAGTAGTTGAAAGCTTTTGTTTGTTTGCCATCACATATATAAAGGTAACTGATTTTAGAAAGCTTGTCAAGTGACAATTATGAAAAAAGTGTTTTCAAAGTTTAAAATCACGCATGCTTAGCTATATGCGCTAAAACTGATATTACTAATCCAATAGCTATGCCACCCACCATGGTGGCGCCATAAATTCCTACACTTGCGGCAATAGGACCAATAGAAGCTTGAAGCGCAGACATTCCTGGCATGCCGGCGGCCATATAAGCCATTGGCCCAGCAAAAACACCTGCAGCCATTGGTCCTGCGTCCATTTCTTCACTTAATTCTTCTAAAGTACCTTGTTCTTTTAGTTGTAGCGCAAGTTGTTCTGCTTGAGCGCGAATTTCCGGATCCTGCAGCGCTGCATCTATAATTTCTTGACCTATATCGGTCTGAGGTAGTTTTTGTGCAACTTGCACCATTTCTTCTTTGGATTCCTGCTCTTCATTTAAGAATTTATTCCAGTTTTCTATTAATAATTTCATAATTCTAACTCCAGCTCTTCTTCGTCTCCGCCGCCAAGATCAAAATCATCACCCCCTTCTTCCGCGCCCGGGCCTTCTTCCTTAGCCGTGTCATATGCTTGATTTGTGGGTTCATCTAGTTGACCAGCAAGCTCGCTTTCAAATTTATCAAAATAAAGCTTGAGATTAGCAATTAAATAATCATAAAAAATTTCTTGATCTTCAGGATTAGAAAGCAACTCATAAGAGTCAATTACACTGGATTCAATTTTCTTGAAGCTTTCATAAGCCATATTGCGCCCCGTTTCATCACCATCTACACCGGAACCGAATTCTTCACGCTCATCTGGCGCCTGTTCTTCTTCTTCGGCTTTCTTCTCTTGATCTGTTCGAATATCGATAAACTTATTGTCATCTTCGCCACCAATATCAATATCAATTTCTTCATCAAGAGAATCCACTTCAGATTCTTCTTCACCGGCCTGATTATTTACCTTAGCCGGTGTAAGAGTGTTAATAACTGCATTGATAATATGCGCTCTAAAAGACTGTCTTTGGTCTTCTGAGGTTGTGAGTGATTTATAATCAACCTGTAATACGGGAACGATCTTTTTTAATAATTGTTCAAGAACATTAATACCTGTAGATTTATTGGGTGTTGGATCTACATCCGGTACGTCACCTTCAATTAACAGCGAGCGTAATTCTAGTCTTAGGAGCTTCTTTAGGTGCTCGCGAACTTGATATTCTTCATTCGATCTTTTTTGCTTGACATGCCGGATTAAATGGCGTATATTTTCTCTTAAAACTTGTTCATCTTTATTCATTATAAAATGCCTCTTGTCATAATTAGTCGCATAACTTCATCAACCATGCTTAAATCTATATTTTCAGGCAAAACGCCCTTTTTCAGAGCTAAAGAATTTTTAATATTTAAAGTGCTTCTTTCTTTCTCTTCTTCATTATCTTTTCGTACCTCTTTAGCGTTCCATGGCCCTCCTTTAGCTCCTGTAGCGGATCCCCCCACTGCGCCGGCGCCCATAGCGCTCATTTCTTCGAGACTTTGCATACCTAAAATTCGCAAAACATCATCAACATTATCACCAGCAAAATCCCGCAATGCGTCTTTATGGGCTAAAGTATCTCCTAAGAGTTTTCTCATGTCTGTTGCGCTAAAAGGCTCTCCATTGGGGCGCGCCAAAGGCTCGACAGCGCTCTCCATAGGATCAATTAATTGTAAATCCTCTCCAACATATTTTTTTGCACCAGTCCATCTTTTAGCATCGCCGCCCTTGTTGCTAGCTCCTAAGATAACGGTGTCGCCGGCACTAAGAGGCTCCATTCCTATTTGTTCCGCGACTTTTTCACGTAATCCAGTTTTACCAGTAATCTCATAAGCAGCGTTTATGGGAGATGCATGCATCGATTTATAAACTTCTACTTTTGGATTAGACCCTACAAATAAATTCCATATTTGTTCAGAATCTTCTGCTGTAATTTCGCGACCATTTGGCAGCTTTCTTCCGCTTCTGGTCGGAGCAGAAATAAGAACAATAACTCGATCAGCGTTTTGTGCATATTGTTCGACCATATTTACGTGACCCATATGCGGCGGCTTATATGCTCCCGGAACAATGGCCACCGTTTCCCCTCTAACAGGCTCATCTTCAAATTCAATGTCGACAACAGGATCCTCGTCTTCTTCCTGTTCGTGGAGATTGTTAATATAAGTAATAACAGTATTATAAATTGCCTCCGCGGCATTCTCATGGCTTACAATTTCTACAATAGGAGTACCAGCCATAATATCTTTATAAACAAGCTGAGGGGGCTTCTGATACGTGTGGCCGGCTCTTTTAATCTCTTCGAGCCACTCTGCTATGGTCTTGGTCACTTGCCTATCTTTGGAAATCCGAATAGTGAAGTTGGATAGATTTTCTTGAACAAATTTAGCAGATTTATCTACTAAAAAGTTTGCGCGGCTGAATTCTAATCGATCGACAAATTTAACTCCGTTTCCTTCGTGATCTACTGCTACATAACCTTCAGGATTCGTAGCTACTAAATCTCCTGAGCCATCATCTACAAAGTGTTTAGTGTTATACACGGCATTATTATACTTCTCAATAAATATATTCTTGGCTTCAAACAAAAGCCGAGATACTCGAAAAAGATTAAGGATATCTTCTTTTTTATTCACAAACTCTAATAAACTCTCATGTTGTTGATTAAGACGCCTGAGTCGTCCTTTTTGTGTTTTTAGCTTCTCAATAGCTTTATCACTACGATTTCTATACCAGTCGAGAAACCCCTCAAAAGAATCTTCCGGATCTTCTAAAAATTGACCAGCTTTAATTTCACTGTTAATATAAATGTTTAACATTGGCATCGGCAGTTCATTGTAATCTATTTTGCTATTAACTGCATCAGCCTTTTCGACCAAACTAATAATTCTGCTCTCTTCATTTTCGGTAAGAGTTACGATACCAGTATCATCGGTAAAAAATGCGTCATCAAACCAAACTCCCGGGGCATCCCTAAGATTACTTATATCAGCGCCGAAACTAGCCCCTCCATCTAAACTATCGTATGTTGTGTGAAATACAATACCGAATTTCGATTGACCAATTTCTTGACCAAGTTCAGAATCAACAGGAACAGCATAAACAATTGTATTTGGCTTAAAACGATAATGAGGCTCTCCATCGATGTCTACCACATCAAGCATTTCATCATCAAACATAAAATCACCTTGGAGAATATTAGTAATTCCAAGCTGAGGTAAATATTTTAATGCTTTAGTTAGCTTATCAACGAGTCCAGGCGCGTGTCCGTGATTTTTTAATATATCTTCTTCAGTGTAATTTATTTTGGGAACTTTATTAAAAATAGATTTAGTTCCAACAAAAAACTCCCCATTCTCTGGATTAACACCTGCAAAGATAGCTGGCGCGCCATCCCATTTAACGGATGTTTGAATCCGAGAATTGGAATTCCCCTTGAGAGTTTCAAGAAGTTCCAAAAGAAATGCGCGCGCCATCTCATAGCCTTGAGGGCCCTGGGTAAGAACCAACTCTTCAAGGTGGGTAAGGTGTGTGTTGGCCTTACCTTCTGTGAGAGCCACAGTGTGACTGCCCATGATTTAACCCTTCAGTGCTCTATAAGCCGTTCTATTTAAGAGCTTTTGAATATCCGAATTAGATAGACCTGCTCTCCGAAGCTTATTTATAGATTCGCGAAGTCGATCACTTTCATGTCCTCTACGATCTCGTGGATCTCCCTTGCGTCTGGCCAATCCGCCTTCTTCAAGCTCTTCATG